AAAAAAAATCTTGCCTGTAGCTGGCAAGATTATTAAATAAGCTGAATTTCAGTTAATTAAGATAAAAATAATTCGCTTTCCGCTTTTCTGCGCCTGGTAAGGCCTTTTACCTCTTTTCCTTTTACCTTATTCCAGCGTAAAAATTGCGCTGCGACGGCGGCTTTATCTGCGCCGCTATTTAATAATCGCAGTAACGTAGATCGTGCAAAGGCGCCTGTTCCGATATTAAATACTAGGCTAGCCAGTGCCAGCTGTTGATTAGTATTGATCGGTACTTTTACTAGGCGCTTTACGTCTGCTTCGACTGCAGCTGTAGTGATCCGTAGCCAGTCCAGGGCTTCTTTCTTTGTGATCTTGTCGCCTTGCTTAACTGGTAGGCCTGTATAGGGGTTGCGCGTATTGCCGTATCCGATTGTCCAAATACCGGCGCTGTCCTGGTAGGCTTTTAGCTCCAGGCCCTCAAATTGTGCTATTACTTTCGCTGCGCTCACTTTAGTTGTAAGTAAGATTATGCCCACTATTACCAGGGCAATAATATAGTTTTTTGTCCCTTTCATTCATTACAGCCCTGTTTTATCAAAATCTTTAGCGGCTGCCAGGCCCAGGCCGGCGCCGATAGTTGTGATCCCGGTAACCAGGTCGCCTTTTAGAATGGCTGCCAGGCCGCCGATAATAGTAGCAAAGCCGAAAAATGTCGTTTTCCAGTTCTTAAATAGCTTTTTCATTTTTTACAAAGTTTATACCGTTATAGATTATTGTTGCCAAGCCCAGGGCCGCCATTATTGTACGGTCTTGACCTTTTAGCCTGGTTGCAGCGTAAAGCATAAAGGGGCCAATAAAGGCCACGTCTGCTAGTCGTATTAGCTGCGTTTTCATTAGTCCTTTATTAAATGTTCTAGCAATATATCGAGCTTTGTTTCTAGCCTGGTTAAACGCTGGTCGTGATCGTCATTTTTAGCGATCTTATCTTCTAGCGACTTTACGCGCTGGTTAAGGACGGCCCAGGACGCGACAAAGCCACATAAACTACTAATTGCTATCGTTACTAACTGTAGATCCACTTTCATTCTGTTTTTTAGTTTCTTCAGCTATAGCTGCGTTTGTTTCGCGCAGTTTAAGCTGTAAAAATTCAATGTTTGCCAGTAGGTCGTATGCCTGCGCTTTTAGTTCCTGTACGTTTGCCATTTTTTAAGGTATTAGGGTTAAATTAAGTTGCTCGCAAATATACTCATAAGCGGCTAAATTTATATCGGGCGACTGGCCCCAGGTATCGTATGCGGCGCCACTTATTGACGTATTTCCCTGCGCTAGCGATTGTTTTTGCTGATCTTCCCCGGTGCCAGTTACGCTGCTTATTTGCCAGTAAAACTGTGCGTAGTCGCTAAGATTGTCGTTTACTATTGAAGCGTCTATGTAATTGCCTTGCTTTGCTTCGCCGTTTACCCAAATTGTTACTGGTTGAATTGAATATCCCATTTTGTTTTATTTTATATTTTATACGCTTGTTACTGTTTCCCAGTTTACGCCAGTAAATACACAAAGTTTTGCCAGCGTTGTATCATAAATTACAAGGCCGTTAGCTGGTGCTGCTATAGCGTTTTTTTGCGCTGTAGTCATTCGTGGCGGTAAAAATCCTTGCGTTGTGCTTGTTATATCTACTAATGCTGAAGCCACTGGCGTTGCTGTTCCTACTCCTACATTTCCCTGCGTAGCTGTTCCAGTATGTGCTAAAACTACATATCCACTCCTAGCTGCCCCGCCACCTAGCCCAGGCGTCAAAAATATATCGCCGCCTACCCTATCGCCACCGGAAATGCCACCTGTTCCAGCAAGTAACCTTATATTATATCCTTTTTCATCTCCAACAATAACAGTTGTATTTCCAATATAAATATTTTTATTATTAAGGGCTTGCGTACCGCTAGCACCTATAAATTGTATACCACCACCAGGAAAAAGGGTTGTAGTAAAACTTAAATAATCTCCTAATAATAAAAAATTTCCACTATTAAATTGACCTTGAAGTCCGCGCCCTATTCCTGTATTCCTAAATATCCAATTAGATTCTCCGCCTGTGCCAGGTATTTGTAAACTTCGGCTTGTTGAATTTGATTGTTGAATATATGCAGCATTACTACCGTTTTGAAAATTCAAACTTCCTAAAACATCATTTGACGTGTTATTTGCTCCAAATCTAAGCGAACCCGTAACATCCAAACGAAAACCGGCGTCTGTTAAACTGTTTATAGCTACGTTGCCACTTGTAAAGACATTTAGCCTAGGTGTATAAGTTGAGCTATTTGAGTTTCCTGTACTATTTATTAAAGAAACAGTTCTAGTATTGTTATCTAAAGTAATTCCAGCGTCTAATTGTAAAGCGTCAATACCAAATAATAAAGCCACTGTTCTATTGGCTATATTTTGAGTTGATAAAACTAACCTATTTGAAGGACTTAAAAAATTACTTCTAAACCTATTCGATGAAAAGATTATATCTTGACCAGTTGAAAAATAGTTATTATTTGTAACACCATCTTCACTTCTTGTCGCTTGTCCAAATCCTGCTAAAACTGTTGTACCAGCGTTTACGCTTGTAGTGGCTCTTGCTGTTCCTGTAACATCTAAAGCAAACCCAGCGTTTGTAGTCGTTTTTACCAGCAAATTACCGTTAAAGTAATTTAGATCGCTACTGCCTTCCTGGTAAACTCCCCAGCGGTTAGTATAGGTAACTGTACCCAGCCCTGTCGTCTGGTCATTTAATAACAGGCCGTAATTGTTTGTTATATTGATAGCGCTACCGAGATTATCGGGAAAACAGATCCTAAGGCCTGCCAAGTGCGTTACTGTACCTACAGCGCTACCAGCAAAGCTGTAAACGCTAGAAAGCGCGCTAAAAGCCCTTACGGTGCTGCCCTGCGTCATTGTAAGCGTGCCAGCGCCGGTAAAACTTATTCGGCTATTGCCCTCTAGTCCTTGCCTGGCTCCTGATGGTACCGTAGTATTGCCGCCTAGTGATAAATTCAAATAACTATTTACAGCGCCTACAGCGTTAGGGCTGGTTATATTTACTCCGTTAGGTACGGTTAAATTGTAGGTAAACTGGTTACCAATAGCCAAGCCGCTAGCATACGTTTCTAGCGCAGTAAAGGTGCTTTTGTTATTGGCGGCCGTTACTTCAATAGCATTGTTTGTTAGTACAGTATTATGCAGCTCAAAAAAGTTGCTGCCGCCGTTATATTGATCGCCTATGCGCCAAACGCCACTGCCGCTGCGCTGAAAGGCCAGCAAGCTGTTAGCTGTAGCGCTAGTTGAATTAACTTGAACAATTATCCCGGTGCCGTGTATGTCTAGTTCCGCGCCTGGCGTGGCTGTATTGATCCCTAGCGCGCCGGCTGTATTATCCCAAAACAGATTAGCACTACTGCCGATCGTCTGCGCGCCGGTAAAGTAAGCGACCTGCGTAGCTGTACCAGTGCCGGTAATAGTGCCAGCGCCAGGGCCACCGATTAGATCCCAGCCGGTACCGTTATCCCGATAGATCTCAAAAGTATCGGTACTAACAAACAGCCGGCCTGTCTGTCCTGCGGCTGGCCTGTTAGCAAACGTATTACTATTGATAGACGGCGATCCAAGCTGATTAAGTATATTAAAATCTACGAACATTAAACGTATCGTTTAAGTATTACTGTAAGTTGATTAACTCCTGCCCCACTAAAATTAAAAGAATACACTTTCACGTTAATCTCGTCGCGGTTGCCTGTTATATTCCACGATTGGTTAGGCGTCAGCAAAAAGCCGTCCACAGTTACATTTGACGTACCCTGGTTAACGAAAATAACGCTGTTAGCGTTAGTGTCCGTCTGGCCGCTTTGCTGAAATATCTTTGTTTCTGTTATGAATTTAACGCAAGCCATTATCTACAATTTTTTTGATCGTTAGCGTATTGCTTTGCAAACGTAGTATCGTCGGGCAAAAATGTAGTTTTATCTACAATGTCGGCCACCATTTGACGCGCTGTACTGGCTGCAGCTTCGGCGCTAGGCGCTACCGATCCAGTCGCCTTTTTGCGCTTGATCCAGTAGTAGTATAGGGCAGCTGCTACAGCTAAATAAATTAAAGTTCCTTTTTTCATTTGTCTAGTTTTATACTAATACATCATCGCTAAAACCGATCCGAATACCTTTAGAAAGCTGCTTTGTTACAGCTTTTGCCTGCGCCCTGGTTGCCGTCTTTGTCCTAGTGGCGCGCTTTACAGCTGTACGCTGCGCCTTTGCGCCTGCTTTTTTGGTAAAAAGCGTGCTTATTAGCTTTGTGCCAATATCTACAGCCGACGGTCTAGGGGCAATATCTACAGGCGCCGTAAATTCTTGTTCGGTAATTGTTTCTGTTGGCCCGGCTTCTACCGATACGCGCTGCCGTCTGCGAAACGCCATAAAAGCTATTGCAGCTCCGGCGATCAGTAGTAAGGGCAATATATTTTTTTTCATCGTGCTGGTAATCTGTTTGTGTACGTTAATAATGTGCGCAGCTGGCTATCGCTTAAACCGTCCCAGGGCAATATGCCGCCGCCATTGGTTAAGAAAGTCAATAGATCCTGTTTATATCGTTGCTGAAACACGTCGGCTAAAAAAGATACGGCAGCTTTTGTTTTGACCTGGCTAAAAGCGGCCATAACTGCGTTAAAATCGTCCTGAAACAGGCCAAACGCGTTATGTATTTGCCTTGCCAGGCGATCAGCTGTTGCCCTGATTACCAGTACGCCGCCGGTACGCTTATAGTATAGCGGCTTCCAGTAGCTACCCGGATCAGTTATTTGCTGGCTGGCGCTTTGCGTGCCAGGGCCGGCAGCGATCCCGCCTGCAATTAACAGGCGTTTAATAGCTGTAAAAGCCAATAGGCCGCCGCCTACCAGTAGGACGTCTGTAGCTGATATTTTGAATTTTCCGGCCATTACTTACGTAGCATAGATAACAGCATACTGATCTGTGTTTGCGGCATAGCTGCCAGCTTTGCTAGATCGTCGGCTGTTACCCCTTTACTAAATAGTGTTTGAATAATCTGTTCAATATCCTGCGTTCCGCTTACGTGCTGAACTTTTGGCGCAGCAAAGCTGCTAACAATATTACCAAGCATAGCAATTAACATTTGTTGTACTTGTGGTTGTTGTAGCATACCAGCTAAAATACTTTGCGGCGTTA